AGCAACGCCAACAAGATAATTTTCAAGGGCATAGCCAAGCTGTGCTCTTCAGGTGAAGCGTTCTCTGAGCTTGAGCTTGATGAGTTGTTAAAGCGTGAGGGGACAGACAGGGAAGCGGGTGGACTGAGCACCATAATGCACCTACAAGGTCAGGCTAGTAGCTCTACTCAAATAGTAAGCCATGCCAAGATTATAAAAGAGAAGTCTAAGTTACGTCAGATCATTCGCACATCACGCATCGCGATTGAATCAGCTACAGAGAACCAAGACCCAGACGTAATCATTGCTGACATCGAGAGGGCCGTCACTGCTGCCCTAGACAATAACTCTGTGAGCGACACATCAATTAGGGTGGCGGCTGAGTCCTTGCGTGAAGACTTCAAGAAGATGGCGGAAGGAACCTACCATACCTTTGCCCTGCCAACTAGGATCAAACAACTAGATGAGAAGCTCAGTGCCGGCGGTATAGCCAACGGAGAGGTAATGGTTATTGCAGCCCCAACCTCCTGCGGCAAGACCTGCATAGCCCTAAACATAGCCTTGCAGAACGGCGTAACCCACGGCAAGCCGGGTCTATACTTCTCCTTTGAAATGCAAGCCAAGGTTCTAGCAAAGCGCATGGTGCAGACCTGCTCTGCCGTAAACCTCAACCAGTTCCAAGACGGGGTGCTTTCTCCAGAAAAACAAAAGCGGGTGTGGGATGCTAATGAGAAAGTAGAAAACGCCCCTATCTTTACAGAGCATTACGTTAGAAACGTAGACGAACTTCGTTCACGTGCTCGCATGTATAAGCGTAAACACAAGATTGAATGGATTGTCATAGACTACCTACAGCTAGTCCCTTGGAACACCAAGCTCAAAAAGCACGACGGCATCGCAGAGGTTAGCCACCAGATAAAACTTATGGCTATGGAGTTAGACTTACCTGTTATACTGTTAGCGCAAGTAAACAGAGAGGGAGCCAAACGTGAAACTGGTATTACACTATATGACTTGAAGGATTCCGGGGACATCGAGAACGACGCAGACATCATTCTATTGCTATGGCCCAATGGTTCAGATACAAAGGAAGCTACGGTTCACAACGATCCCATACACGGCACACATATTTCTATCAAATACAATATAGCCAAGCAACGCGAAGGTGAACGAGACCAGTATGGTAAGTTTGTCTTCCAAAGCCACATAGGTAGATTTAGTTAACTCTCACTAAAATAAATATGACACAGGAAAACCTAACACAGAAGCAAGCCTACAACCTTTACCTAGAGGGTTTTAGTTACCATCAAATCGCTCAAGACTATGGAACAAGTGCAGAGGCTGTGCGTTCTAAGATTAGGCGATACAAGGCTACCATCCCGTCGGCTCAGGGGACAGAGCGCGTCCTTGTCATAGCAGATACTCACTGCCCTGCCATGCACAGCGGCTACATAGAATTTTTACTATCGATCTTTCACAAGCACAGATGCACACGGGTAGTTCACATTGGTGACCTGGTAGACTGGAATGCCATCAGTTTCCACGAGAAAGACCCAACCATGCCTAGTGCAGCAGACGAGTTTGTAGCGGCAGCCAAGCAGGTTAGAGCACTGCACAGAGCCTTTCCCATCGTAGACTACCTTGTAGGCAATCACTCGGCCCTGCCAGAGCGTAAGGCGCAGAGCGTTGGCTTGCCACCAGAGGTAATACTTAACTTTAAAACTCTATGGGGGCTTGACGGATGGACTATACATCCTAGGTTCGATGGAGTTATATACAGACATGGAGACAAGGAGAAGGGAGGACAGATGTCAGCACTAAAGAACGCACAGGCTCAGTTCAAATCCCTAGTCATGGGTCACCTGCACTCACAGGCTGGCATCAACTACCACGCTAACCAGGATGATATTGTCTTTGGTATGAATGTAGGCTGTGGTGTAGACCACCATCACCCTGCCATGAACTACGGGCGTGTCTACGCCGCTAAACCAATCCTTGGTTGCGGTGTTGTCTACTCTCCCAAGCTTGCTTTCTTTGAACCAATGTTTATCTAACTATGACCTACGAACATAAAATACAAATGGACAACATCCACGGTGACACAACTGATGTTACTGTGGAGTTTGAGGCCGACAAGCCCGGAGGCAGAAGCCCAGACATAAAAGGTATATACTTCATCGAGTCCGATGAACCACTAGACAGCGATGACATTGTATATTTGTTTGAGTGGCTAGAGCGAGAGGCTGACCAATGGAAACTAATTTCACATAACATATAAATAAATGCAGACAACTAACACACAATCCGTTTATAAGATTAACTCAGAAGAAATTCTAGCAAAAGGTCTAGATGCTATGACTAAATCATGCGAGGCTTTGACCAAACAGAACGAAAGGCTAAACAAAGATATAGAAACTTTGAAAAATAAGATTGATATGCTTCAACATCGTCTCTTGTCTAATCAAGAAGAACGAGAATAATTTTGCGGTTTGTTTATTTTCCGCAGAAAGAGTAAGTCGTGAGTGCTCTGGATAGGTTCTCAGCTTACCTATTATGGGGTTGCCGTTAGCCAGCCCTCCAACCACGACGCTAACAAACTAAGGTCCTCCAGGTAACTGGGGGGCTTTTTTATTGTCCAAAAACCTTGCTAGCTTCTACGCCGATCATAATCCTACGCACGTCGGCTCTCTTAATCTTCTTGTCGTCGAAGTCTCTTTGAAGCATGATAGCAAGTGTTTGTGGACTCATCTTAGAGCCTAACTCTATGTAACGCTTTATCTTGTCTTCTTTCTTTCTTTCACCCGAACCTACATATATTGGCATATTAGTAACAATGCCGGACATTGCATCATTTCGTTGCGTTGCGTTGAAGCCAGCTTTTTGCATTAAGCTCTCTATTTTTTCATCCGTTAGCCCAGAGTCTGGATTTCGTGCCCCAAAAGCTTTAGCTTCAGTAGCAAACTCTACAAGTATTTCCATGTTTCTGCGATAGGTAGCATTACGTCTATTGTAAGCATCTTCTATAAAATCTACTTTTTGGGTATCTCCTGAATAGCCGCCGCGCACGCCCTTAATATTATTTTGTAAATCCCTAAGCTTGTATCCAATGCCTTCATCAATAGTTGTATTCCTTGATCTATAACCCAGTGTATACCTAAGCGTATTTTCTACGGAAGTTCTTTTGTCTAAGGATTGCAAATCTCTAATAGTGCCCGGAGTAAAGTTTTCAAAAAAGTAATATTTAATTAGTTCAAGATTTTGTCTTAACGATCCATCTGGTTCGTCGCTAATATCGTCTTTAGATAATAAATCTGTATTGCTTATAGCAGCAACCAAGTTTTTGAGGTTTATGGTTAGTTCTCCGCCAAACTTGCCCCAAGCGGCTTCAATCGCATTGCCAGCAGCAGACTGAAAGTCATCACCCCGTAGACCTGCTTCTACAATAGAGGTTAGTTCAATAGAAGGTATTTGATAACTTAAATTTGCTAAAGACAGTTTGTTCCCGTTTCTGCGAATGTGCAAACCTTGATCTCTTTCCCAATCAGCAACACCAAAATCTCTAATAAACTTCTCGTCCTCATCATCTACGCCACCGGCTCTATTGAGTTGTGTCACTCCCACAGACCCAAGAGTTAATACGCTAGATAATGCCGCAAGACGCTTGATGCCTTCTCCTCGCATTGCTTCCTTATCTAGTGTCACTCCATACGATCTTGACATTTCGTCAGAGAATGAACCATCCATCATTGACTTAATGATGCGTCCCTGATTGTATAAGGTTCTGGTCTGCTCAAGGTTGAAGGCGGCAAACTCATTTAATATACCGTATCTCGATAGGGTTCTTAGGTTCTTATTGATTCGACCATAGTTCTGGTATGTAGAGTTGGTCAAGAACGCAGCTATGTCCTCTACTTGTTTACCCGTTAGCTTTTCAAACTCTTTTTTGGGAATATTTCTTTCAAGAAAACCTTTGTAGTTCTCAAACACAGATATACGCTGCGCGGTATCAAATATATTATAGGCTTTTCCAAAGTAATCAGTTGCCTTGCCAACTACCTTGGGGAGAACTCCGTTCTTGAATCCGTCTCTTATGTCACCAGCAACAACGCCTTGATCCACTAAATCTAATTCCTTGAGGCGGTTAATTTCTTTTACAGAATACTTACCCTTGGTTATGCCCTTGCCGTTGACTTCGTTGAGTGCAATGCCGAATCCGCGCTTCCACCCGTTCCAAGGTTTCATACCTTGTCCTGCTACCATAACAGCGTTACCAATAAACTGAACTGGATAAGAAGCAGCGTTAAGCGGTACTCTGACAAACTTGGCTCCAGCGGTTGTGGTAGATAGCACCTTGCCTATAATCGATTGTGTTAAGTCAATTCCATCCCTTTGGCTACCCGTTGAGAAGTATTGATTAAGAGCTTCGTTTACTTCTCTAGGGACATACACGGATTGACCTGGCTGACGAACCTTTATAGCTTGCCTGTTAATCTTCTTTAATTGT